TGGTTATCTTTGGTTAAATCAAAGTCAGGTGAACGAGGAATATTTAATCGTGTTGCTGCTCAAACTCAAGCTGCTAAGTGGGGACGACGTTCTAAAGATCACAGTTACGGAACCAATCCATGCTCAGAGATTATCCTCCGTGATAAACAGTTCTGCAATCTTACGGAAGTGGTTGTACGGAACGGGGATACCGCTGAGTCTCTTGGACGTAAGGTTAAACTAGCCTCTGTCTTAGGTACTATTCAATCTACTCTCAATAAGTTTCAATTCTTGAGTGAAGAGTGGGTAGCTAACACATCAGAAGAGCGATTACTAGGTGTTAGTTTAACAGGTATCATGGACGCAGAGATTACCTCTAATCCAGATCCTCTACTTCTAGAATCACTACGAGATATTGCTAGGGTAACTAATGAAGAACTTGCTGAAAGACTTGGTATTCCTGCTTCTACTGCTATCACTGCTGTTAAACCTTCAGGTACAGTCAGTCAGTTGGTGGATAGTGCTAGTGGCATCCATGCTCGACACAATGATTATTACTTACGACGTATTCGTATGGACAAAAAGGATCCAATCTACGAGTATCTAAAAAGTAAGGGTGTTCCAGTAGAAGATGAAGCCTTTAGACCAGATTCAACTGCTGTCTTTGGTTTCCCAATGAAAGCTCCAGCTGGTGCTATTACTCGTAACTCTAAGTCAGCTATTGAACAGTTAGAGTTGTGGTTAATCTATCAGCGTCATTGGTGTGAACACAAACCCTCAGTCACTATCTCTGTAAAAGATGAGGAGTGGGTAGAAGTAGGTGCTTGGGTTTGGAAGTACTTTGATGAAGTGAGTGGTGTATCTTTCTTACCTCACTCAAACCATACTTATGTACAGGCTCCTTATGAAGATATCGATGAGAAGACTTACAATAAGTTACTAAGCGAAATGCCAACAGATATTGATTGGAGTGATTTTACAGAACTCGATGATAATACTGAAGGTGCTCAACAACTAGCATGTGTATCGGGGGTATGTGAAGTATGATAGAATTTACGTGGGAAACACTAGGTGGTTTAGTCTTTGGTGCTGAGATTATGGATAACCCAGAGTTCGATATCAAAGAAGATAATCTAAAATGGGTAGTAGTTCTTCATGTAGGTATACTGAGGTTAGTATTCAGTAAATACATTATAGAAAACTAATACTTATACGTAGTGCAAAAAGCTTATACTATGTTATAATATTAGTATAGTATAAGTTTATACTATCAATCTTAAGGAGAATCACATGTGGAAATCACCATCAGCAACAGAAATGCGCTTTGGCTTTGAAGTTACAATGTACGTAATGAATAAATAGGGTCAAATCTTCATAGACACTACTAGAAGAGGCTACAACGAGTTTAGAGTATATTTTGATACCAGTACATCAACCTATAATTTAAATGCGTTGTAGCTCGATTCTAGAGGTCACTTTCTAGCTAATTCTCTTCTTCGTACTCTCTTTCTCTATTTTTAGAAGATGTTTTACGAACTCTTGCTCTTTCTCTCTCTTTTCGTAATTCACTTGCAGATTTAGTATTAATATCAAACATATTTCTAGCAAACTCTCCAGCTCCACCACCAACTTCTTCATTGGCTCGTGTCATGTCACTAAGCATAGGAATTTTCTTCATTAGATATTTTCTATAATCTGCCCAAATTACTTTAGCTTTATCATCTAAGTTATAAATAGGTTGTCTATTATATAATTCATATCCTGCAGCTGTTTCTAAAAACATTTGTAGAATAGGATTAAGAGTAGCAGCAACAGAAAGCAAAGCAAACGGATCTTTCTCAGCTGTAGCTACTTTACCAACAGTAGATAATACGTGAGCAAAACCAGGACGACGTACTTCAGCTGTCTTACTAAATAATCTTGAGTAGAAATCGTCTAGTACTGGATAAATAATACTTAAAGCAACTGCAGTAGCAATAGCAGAATCTATACCATCTTTAATTTGTTTAGATTTAGGAGCTGTTTTATCCATCATAGCTAAATCTTTAAGGGTATTTAGACCTGAAGATAACATACCATGTTTATATCGGGCAAAGATAACAATGTTCTTATTATTCAAAGCTTTCTGTAAACCTCTAGATCCTAAGATTTTAGTAGGTAAACGATAAGATGGCATGTGTCGTTCTACATCTCTAGCTGCTTCTTTAATTCCTATATATTCTCCAGGTTTAGCATTGTAACCTTTCTCTAATGCTAATTGCATATATAAGATATCACGAGATACCCACATAGCTTTATTAGAAAGACGAGATACAGCATTCACTAAATCAGCAGGAGCCCTACCAGTAGCTTTAGCTATCTCTTTAAAGTTCTTATCTTTCATTAACTCTACTGTACCCTTACGGAAAGCTGCTTCCATAGCAGGTAAGTTACGAGTTCTGTCAGACATCAAAGAACCACCTTCTCTAAGTAATTGCTGATACTTAGGTCCTTGTGTAACAACTTCATTAAATGCTTCAGACATAGTAGCCATTAGGTCTATATAAGCTTTAGGATTAGTAAACTTACTTGCACCTCGAGTAACATACCAGTGATACAACTCATTGTGCATGTGCTTAAATGGTAGAACCATCATAGCTTTTACAATAAGATCACTACCTTTAGTTAAAGCAGTAGGAGATACTACTCGATTAAAGTCTTGTAATATATAGGCAGTCTCTGGTTTAAAAGCATAGTTCCTTAGTTCAGGAGTTCTATTATTAATATTGTCAACAACTATATGACCTTCAGGAACACTTTGATTAGGTTGTAACTCTACAGCATTCTCTTTAAAGTGGTCTGTCTTCATCCAGTTTTCTATATACTCTGTGTTCCTAGCTAACTCTCTAGTCTGTACAAGAGAATCAGTAGTAGCCATAGTAGTATTCTGAGAGAATTCTTTACCTGTATGACGAGTAATCTCAGCTTGAGTAGCCTCTTTAATTACAGAAGAACCAATCTTAGTTCCAGGTTTAACACCTGCTGCTGGTGCTTTACCCATAGGTAGTATCTTGTTTTTATACAAGTGTATTAAGTTACCATTAGACTCTGTAATTACTTTACGAGCACCATTCTTGTTCTCTAATACAAATAGAGTACGCTTCTCAACTGCATCAGGAATAGCATAACCTTGATCTAGAGGACTAGTATCTTTAGTAATAGATTCAATAAACCCCTTAGGTCTAGCAGGTAGTTTTCTACGTGGAGCAAAAGATTCTGAGAATGGAATATCTTCTATCTTACCTTTCTTAATAAGTTCTTGTACTAATTGTTTAGAACGTTCAACTTGTTTAAAAGGTACTAGATGGAATACTGTAGATTCACCTGGATTTAATTCAACAAAGCGTTTAGGTTGTTTACCTAAAGATACAGCCTCATCTCTAGTCTTTATAATCTCTGCTGTAATTTGTTTAGGATCTAAGATACGAGTACCATCACGAGAGTAGGCAACATTACCTTCTCGTAAAGCTTTTGTAGCTGTATTTAAATCTTCTAAAAGAAAGTTGTGTCGAGCTTCTAGAGTAGACATTTTACCCTGAAAGTCTTCTGCATCTACTCGATCTTTCTCTAACTCTTGTCTAAACTTAGTCTGAGTTTCAGGAGAAATATTACCTAATTCTTTATCTAGTAGTAAGCCTCTAGTAGTATCAGCTGCAGTACGTCCTTGTAGTTCAACCAAACCCTCTTGAAGACTCAAGTGATCATCAGGAGCTTTAGGTAATACTTTAGGAGTATCTACAGCATCTAATAGAACACTATTAAGTTCCATTATCTTATTAGGTTTATCGTAGCCTAAGTTTACTTTAGTAACATTTTGATAGTCAGCAATACTCTTAGAGGTAGGACGAGACATTACCTCAGAGACTTTAGACTTAATAGTCTTAGCTCCAGGAACACCTAGTACCATAAGAACATCTGCAAATGTTTCTACAGCTGCTTTTGGTATACCTGTTTCTTTTTCTACTTTAGCTGCACCAGCTTGAATACCTGTACCTACTGCTTGCATACCTTGAGATACTTTAGACTCTTGTTGAGCTTTATATAAGTCAAGTGTAGAATCTCTAGTAGCCTCAACACCAGCAGCTATAGGAGCTCTAGTAATACCAAAAGGTTTAGCTACTCGTTGACCAGTCTCTCTAGCTCTCTCCCAATCAATACCCTTACCTTCCATTAAAGCTGTTGGAACTTGGTTAAGGGCATCCATAACTGTAAACCCAGTAGACATGACAAACTCAGGAGTAGAAGCTATTAGATCAGCAATAGCTAAAGATTCTCCTGCAACACCTTCAATAGTTTTAGCTGCAACTGCTTCTGCTTTATTTACAAGAGGAGTAAAGTTTCTTATTGCATCTTGTGGAGCAGCTACTTGTTCTAAAGGTACAAAATTTGTTATCTGTTCTTCTACTGGGTAAAAAGCCATTAGTCAGAATATCCTATAAGTTTACCATTTGAGTATACTTCTCTTTTACCTTTATACTGTCCTTGAGTAACCATTTTACCTAGTTTAGCATCTTTAGGTAATGAAGGAGCTGCAGGAGTAGGAGCAACATTAGTAGTAGGTTTAGTGTAAGATTGACTTGATCCAAGACCTAAGAAACCAGATTTAGATGTGATCCTCTTAGCAACTGTCTCCTCAGCAAAAGATTCAGCTTCATCTTCTTCTTTACCTGATTTAAGAGCTCTTTTCTTGGCATTCTTATAGTCAATAATAAGACGATTACTATCAGCTTCATTAAGGTCAGGGTACATCTCTCTTAGTTTATCACCAACAGTCTCACCATAACTTTTAGAATCAACAGCTTTAATTGCATTCTCTTTATCTTTTGCTTTGGTTGTCTCAAGAAGAACAGCCATAGCTTTATCTAAACTATTACCTGCACCTGCAGCAGCAATCCTCATTTTTTGATCTACAGATATATTATTAAAAGCAAGAGCAGCTTTAGACTCATCACCATCATATTGTTTAATTAAAGCATCATAAATTACTTGATCTGCTTTCTCTTGAGGTTTAAGTTTCTTACCTGCAGTTTCAGTATCAATCTCTGCTTGAATTGCTTTAACAGTATCAGTGTCACCATTAGATTTAGCATAAGCTAGGTCTGCACGAAGTTTACCAATAGGAGATTTAACTTCATAAGGTTTAGGTAATAAACGAGCTTCAGCTTCTGATCTTAGATTACCAATCTGTGCTTGGGTAAGTTCAGTTTTTAAAGCTTTATCTTCTTGAGATGTTCTAAACTCAGTAGCCATCTCTTGTGCTTGCATAGCCTCATTATCATACCCAGCATCAGCTAAGTAAGAAGCAGCTATATCATAGTATGCACCCTTGTCTGTAAGACCTGGATTATCAGTACGAATCTTCTTCTGAATCTCTTCTAAAGTTCTAGCTTTCTTAAGTTGTGGATTCTCAATACCAAAGATACTACCTACTACTCCACCTAGTAAACTACCTACACCAGCACCAGCAGCATAGTCAGGTCCAAGTTGAGCTGCTCTTTGCATAAAGTCAGCTTGGTCTGCTCTCATTTGAGCATTTAACTCTTCTACTGTAGGTCCAAATAAACGTCTAGATTCTGCCATAATTTATCCTATTAACCCAATTTGTTCATGCCACCACTGAGTAAACCACCCCAGAATGACATATTAGAATCACGAGCTTTTTGTTGTAACCCAGCAACATTAGCACCAGCAGTAGCAGAAGCTTGACCTGATTGGATACCATAAGTTAAAGCTGGCATAGCTAAGTTCTGTAACTCAGTACCATAACCTAAGATATCAGCAGATTGTTTATAAGGTTGATATTTAAGTTCTTGACCCATACCATAAAATCCAAGAGCACGTTGTAAGTCTTCATTTTGCATGGTTCTAGTTCTATCTTCTGCACCTAAAGCTAACCCAGCATTCTGTTGTTCACGAGCCATAGCTAAAGCATATTGTTGTGGGTTAACATAACCACCACCCATACCTACACCTTGACCTAAAGTACCACCACTAAACATTAAATCGTTTAGACGACTAGACTCTTGAGCACGTCCTGGTTCTAAAAGAGCCATCTGTTTACCTAAGTAATCTCTAGTTATACCTTGAGTATCTAAGTTAGCTGCCCTATCCCATAAACCCATACCATAATCGGAAACAGTTCCTGCAGCTTGCATCTGATCTTCAGAAGGTAAAGCTCCTTGTGCCCCTCCAATATAAGAGTCCCACATACTCTGAAGATCTGGAGATAGTTTAATACCACCAGTTCCAGTTTTAGTATCAAAGTAACTACTACCTCCAGGGGTAGTTAGAGCATAAGGTTTAAATTGAGCTTGAGAGGTATCAACAGGTTTACCTCCAAATAAATTTGTAATTCCTTTTACTATTTTACCCATTATACTTACCCCATATAAACATTATTTTATCTCCATCTTCTGTAGATACTTCTTCTTCTTGATATACATTAAACCCATTCATCTTTGTAAACTTATAAAGCTTAGTATCATTTTTATCTACAAAAGCAAATATACGTTTTTCTTGTAGTGCAAATAAATAAAAACTATCTCTTAACCAATTCTGCTTTACTTCTTTATTCCATCTGTAGACATCACAATGGACAGCTATAAAATCATCAACATATTCAAAGTAAACAGTATAGTCTCTTTTAACTAATACTGGATGTTTCATTATTAGCGTAACTCAGCCCATTCACTAATAGGAGCTCCTGCTTGTAAATAGTAAGTAGCACCATTAGGAACAATAGTTCCAATATAATTACTTGCATTATCTATACCACTTCGAGCTACAATAACACTACCTACATATAAAATAGCATTACCACCTTGACTTCTTATACCTACCATAATAGGTTTACCAGTATTATTAGTATAAACAGTTCCAGCAACTCTACCTGGTGTTGTTTTTACATCAGTCCAAGTTTGACCTACACCAATTCCATTAGTCACATTAGTAGCTAAAGTTGCAGTAGCAGAGTTACCCGTACAAGAACCTGATGAACCTGTCACATTACCAGTAACGTTACCAGTTACGTTACCTGTAATATTACCAGTAAAAGTACCAGCAGCAGTTACACCAGCAATAGTACCTCCTGTAATATCTACAGCAGTTTTATTCTGTAAACTCATATTACCCAAGGCACCTACAGCTCCTGTTACAAAGGCAGTAGAAGCTATTTGACCAGTACTATTACCAGCAGTTGCAGTAGGAGTTTGAGGACTACCTGTGAATGTAGGAGAGGTAGTATCTGCCTTACTAGCTACAGCAGTAGCAATAGCATTATACTCATCATCTATCTCACTGCCTTTAATTATCTTATCAGGATTACCTGTAAGCAAGGCATCCTTTGTAAAGAAGTTTGTTGCTTTGACGTAATTTGACATTATAACATTTTCCCTGTTTTCAAATAGATTGTTAGTTGTTGTAAGCTAACTGGAGCACCTTCAATTGGAACTTCCACACCAAATTGTAATATTTTACCTGAGCCACCTAGGTGCATTGTAATATCGTTAATAGCAGTACCTGAAGTAAACTCACCTATGTTATACTCAGAGATATTGTATTCAGCATTACCACCAGTAAAATCTTTTGTATATGTTCTACTTGAGTATGTATTTTTGTAGTCAAATCCATATTTAAAAATAACATCTTGACTACCTGAAGCAATAACTATCATGCTTGCTTTCTTAAGGAATTTAAGACTAAATGGTTCACCAGCATCAATGTTAGAAGTATAGTATTCTAAACGATATGAAGCACCATTATCACTATACCCAAAGTATCTAGCTACTCCTCCAGCCATACCAAGATATAAATTCCTATCCCTTGTCTTACAAAGAGCTTTAGGGATAAACCCTTGCCAAGTAGTTACACGAGCAGCACCATTCTCTAATGTTTGACGTAAGTCAAAGTAAAATGATTGTTTAAGAGAAGGGAGTACTAAGAGATAGAAAGCATCTCTCTCAAAGTAAACACTCTTAATCTCTGTTAGAACTTCACCTGAAATGTATGTAACTAAGTCATCACGAACATTCATAGACAAATCACGCATAGGCATACTCTTGTCTTGAACTACACGATTAAAGCTACGAAGACCACTATTGCTTAGGAATATTAAATCTGTACCTGTTTGTTGTATGGTATCACGAGCAATACACCCAACACCTGTCACTACATCAGCAAGAGTAATATTAGTTGGGTCATTAGGTGAATTGTAAATTACAATGTTATTACGGCAGAATATAATAAGATAATTATTATGTGAGGATATACCTATAATCTCATCACTACTACCAACAACAGATTCAATATCAATTAAACCTGAACCTGTCCCTGAAAATAAAGCACCATCTAATAACTGACTATAGTAAACTGTTGTCTTAGCATTTGTTACACCTGCCACCCAATGACGACCAAAGGCAGTGTGAGTACAGTCAGGGTCAAAGGTAGATACACCTGAAGGTTTAGAACCATAGTCACCTACTCGTTGCCAAATAAAAGCACCTGTGTGGTTAGCTTTACGATATACAAGGAGTGGATTACCTGTTTGTGCGGCAAATCCGTACATACTATTACCAAATCCAGCACCCTCAGCTAGTTGTGAGAATTGCCACCTATTACCAGTAAAAGTAATAGTTAAATCTGATGTTTGGTTTGCTTGTTTAACTGGGAGTTCTGTAAGAGTAGTAGAACCTCTATACATCTTACCACCACCACAAGAGAGGATAGTAGGAGTTAAGTCTGTATCTATAAACTCAAACATAGATTCTAGATAAGTAGTAGAACCTAGTGTCCCTCTATTAGTAGTAACATGAGTCCAGCCTCTACGACTACCTAAACGACCAAACTTATCTATGATACAGTTAATAGCTTTTGAGGCATAGCCGCTCTCCAATGTAACACCACTCTCTTGGGTATTTAATCCAAGAAAGCCAAGTGCTGCATTACTAAAAGCTTTTAATTGACCTGCCATTAACTAGGTACCCAAGTAAGTTCATCAGGACGTTGCATAGCCTCAATAGCTATTAAGTCAGAGGCTAGAGCCCTATAACGTTCTTCTTGTTCAGCATAACCACCATCATCACCACGCTCACTAATAGCACGAGCAATTGTACCCTCTACTACTATTTGATAAGGTACTGCAATAACATGAGTATCTAGAGTTAGTTCAGGTTGTGGAACAATACAGTTTATGCGAATAGCATACACACCATCAGGTATCGGGAAGAAGTCAATCTGACTATCTCCAGTATCACTTACACCATTGAAGTTGTAGTAAAGAGGAGCACCTTTTTGTGCAGAACTAAGTAAGAAGTTTTGATCAAACCATTTACCACTACGTTGTTCCATGACATAGTCAGAGGTGTCGTTAATAACATCTAAAACCTTAACTCTAGTTGTACTATCAGTTAGAGTATAGTTAAAGATATCATTAGAAGTAGTGGCAGTTAGAGTGTTACGTAGAACACCCCACTCCCAAGAGTCCTCTACTTCTCGTTTAACTACGTTTAGTAGATCACCAATAAGTTTAGAGTAAGGAGTTTCATTAACAGTAGTGACTTCATTC